GGGACGGACGTTGCGTTTCTCGCCGGGTGCTGCGGTGGCCTGCTCGATCGGCGCGTCATAGCCGGCCGGTTCGATGCTGTAGTTCATGCCCCACCTCGGGTCGGTGCTGAACACTTCGGGATGCTGCTGCACGATCGGGTCGTCGGCGGGCCAGTGGGTGCCTTTCTGGATGACCCCGAACCCGCCGGCTTCGAGTTCGACGCGGCGGGTGTCGACGGCGTAGACGACGTTCACTGCGCGGTCACGCCGTAGTCGTCGGCGAGCTGCTTGTCGATGCCGGCGACGGCGGCCTTGGCTGCGTCGATGCGGGCCTGGACGGATTCGTCGGGGGTGAGGTTGGCGATGTTCGTCACGTGGGCCTGCCGTTCCGCGAGGAGTTTGTGCACGCCGGGGTCGCCGGATTCGGCGGCCGGGCCGAGGCTTACCTTCGCGGCGTGCTTCGGTTCGTCCTTCGCGGTTTGCTTGGTGTCGGTCATGGTTCCTTCTTCCTTTCGGGGTCCGGATGCGGGAGCCCCGGCCATCCGGCGCCGGGGCTCCCTTCCCTCGGAGATGGCCGAGGGCGCTGCAGTGGGTCAGGATGCGGTGAGCATCCGGAAGCCCAGATCGTTGATCGAGCCGCCGCCGATGCGGGCGTACGCGAACCAGCCGCGCTGCCCGGTCGGGCGGTTGTTCACCACGTCGAATAGGGTCGGGACCAGTTCGACGTTCATGCCGCCGCGTCGGGCGATGAGGTAGTTCTGGAAGTTCCCGACGATCGCGTAGCCGCTCGTCGCGGTGCTGAAGGTGGTGGTGTCGGGCATGTACGGGGACTCGTAGACACCCTTGCGGAACAGCTCGTCGAGCCATTCCTCCCGCAGGTTCGCGGTGTAGGCGTGGAACTGGGTGGAGGTGCCGAGCTGGCGGATCGCGTTGTTCACGTCCACCGTCATCAACCACGACGCGCCGCGGCGGTACTTCTGCGGCAGCGCCTTCCACACCTTGTACGGGTCGCCGGTGGCGATGGTCGGTGCGGTCGCGACAGCGACGCGGACGTTCGTGTTCGCCGACAACGCGGTCAGCAGGCCCTGCGGCTCACCGGAGCCGGAGCCGCGGGTGAACTTGTCGATCAGCAGCTCGTCGTAGCCCTGGGTGAGCAGCGTCGACATCTCGTTCGCGAAGGACGGGTAGTCCTGCCCGGCTTCGATCGAGTACGGGATGAACCCGCGGGCCATGTGCACCGTCACCGACGGCTGCGCCAGCACCGGGGAGTTGTCCGTGGTCGCCGCGGCTTCCGTCTGGAACGCCCACGTCACACCAGCCGAGGAGACTCCCTTCCAGATGTTCGTGTCGACCGGGACCTGCCGGGCGAGGGTGAGGAACGGGTTCTCCGTCTCCTGCGCGGTCAGGATGATCGACGGGTCGATGAACACCGGGATGCCGAACCCGCCGGCGGTGGTGGTGTTCTCGGCCATGGCCCGGTATTCGTGGTAGGCCCGCATTGCGGCGCGTTCCTCGTCGGTGAGGAGCATCGCCGCCTGAGGCTGGGTGACCAGCTTCATCCACGCCTCGCGGTACGCCTCGTTCTCGGTGACGAGGACGCGGCGGGAGATGTCGGGGTTGGTGCGGATCTGCTTCTCGACCTCGTCCTTCTGCGGCCCGGACATGACCGCGGACAGGTTCCGGTCGTCGAGGGTCCGCAGCGCCTTGTCGCGGGCCTCGGTGTTCGTGAGCCGACGCACGTCGCTGAACGGGTCGTCGCCGCGGCCGGTGTTGAACATCGCGGCCTCGACAGCCTTCGGGCGGCGGCGGAACACTTCCTGGATCGCCCGGTTCTCCTCGATGCGGTTGAGGGCGATGTCGCGGAGTTTCAGGCCGTAGTCGAACGCCTTCTGCTCGTCGTCGGACTTGTCCCGCAACTCGCCCTCGTCGGTCTGGTGCAGCGACCGCAGGTGCGCGTCGAGGACGTCGACGAACTGGGCCAGCTCGTCGGGGGTCTTCCCGCGGAGTTCGTCCGGGGTCTTGTCGGTGAGGTCGGCCGTGGTCTTGCCGCGGAGCTCTTCGAGGATGGCCACATCCTCAGCGCCCAGGACCGGCCAAACCGGCCGGCCGTTGACGATGCCCACGGCGCGAAGCCCCGTGCGGTGGTGGATCGGCAGATCACCCGCATTGGCGCCGCGGAGCTTCCTCTTGATCGCAGTCATGACAGTTTGATGCCTCTCAGTCGTAGCGCCCCTTCGTCGAGGCGCTGGCGGGTGGTTAGGGTCGGCACCTGCGTGCCGGGTTCACCGCGATCCGAGCTCCGCGCGTCGGATACCCCAGTGAAGTCAGGGACGACCTGCTCGACGGCGCGGACCGCAGCCTCGTAGCTGCTGGTGTCTCGCTGCCGGAGCTGGTCGTAGAACTGGTCGGTCATCGACCGCACACCTGCGGTGGCGGTGGGTGAGGCGGGGAACGTCACCGGCCCGAACTCCGGCACACCCGCGCGGGTGATGGTGCGTTCCTTAATGCCGTCCGGGTTGTGCTCGGACCGGGCCGGCTTGTCATCCCACGTGTCTTCGAGGACCCGCATCCGCATCGACGCCCCGTACACGCCAGCCTTCAGCCCGGGGAGGAGGTCACGGTTGTAGGACGTGTCGAACAAAGGGACCTCGTAGTAGGCACCGCGGGTGTCAGGGCGCAGGTCACGGATCGGGCCGAGGACCTTGTTCCCGATCTGCGGGTCGAAGCCGTGGTCGAACAGCACCTTCATCCGGGCGCGGTCCTCAGCGATGGTCTGCGTGTACGCGCCACGGTCGACCCGTTCGAGGAACTTCCCCTCCCACTTCGACTCGACCGGGTACCACGTGTCGAACACGGAGAAGTGGCCGCGGAGCACCCCGATACCGTCGGCTTCGCTGACCGCGTCGCGGTACTCCTGCGGGAGGTCGACGGCGCGGACCACGTCGATCGCCAGCAGCCCACCCGTCTTCGCTTCGGTCACGACGTGGCCGAACTTTTTCATCGCCGCCCGGATCCGGCCCTTAATCGCCGCCAGCTGCTCCGCGGTGTACAGCTTCGCGTTGTCGGGCTGGTTGATGTAGGACCATGCGGCCATGACCTTGTCGCGGGTCAGCGGGTACCGCTTCTTCCCGTCCTTCTGGTAGCCGGGGTCGGCATAGGGGACGTCGCCGTACGGCTTCTTCGCGTCGGCCCGCTCAAGAACGTCGGTCATCGTGTCTCCTCAGTGCCCCTTGCCGCCGTGGTGCGCGCCGGGCCATGTGCCCGTCGCCTTGTGGTACAAGTTCGCGCACAGGCCGTGTGTCTCGTCCGGCCGCACGTACTTCCCGAGCTCCACGAGGCACCTGTCATAAGAGCCGGGAGTGCCCCAGCCGATCTTCGCGGCGCCTTCGCCGTGCGCCCAGTACTCCATCAGGTGCTCCGTCGCGGCCGGGTGGGTCGCGGAGCCGACGGAACGCCCAGCGGCGGCGAGCAGCTCGGGTGACACCTTCCCGTTCGAAGGTGAGACGGCGGGTGTGCCGGGGGGTTGCAGCTGTACGGACACCATGCCGGTGTGCTTCAGCAGCGACTCGTCACGGCCGATCGTGGCCGCGACCGCCGACTCCGGAGTGAAACCCTCTTTCACGTACGCGGTGATGGTGACTGCGTTGGTTTGGGCGATGTCGGCGGCGTCTTTCGCGTCTTCGCGGAGGATCGGCATATCCGCGGTGTCGTACCAGAGCTCCGCGTCGGAGGGGACATTCACCAGCGGTGCGAGGGCTTGGCACATGTCCTGCAAGGTGGGGTAGATCCATGTGTCCGCCCAAATCCGGCGGGCCATACCGAAGTTCCCCGCGTTCAGCGACGACCCGGACAGGCCCTCCGCGCTGCCCAGAATGACCGGGTGGACCCGGGACAGCATCGACAGCCGAGTCTCCCCGGCGCCTTGGACGGCTTTGAAGTCGATCTGCGACAGATCGGCCCCGACCACGGTCGCGTCCGCGCCGGCCGTGAGGTACAGCGTCTTGTAGGCGTTCGCGACGCCGGCGTGGGCGTCGTCCATCATCTCGACGATCGCGTCGAACTCCGTCTTGTCGGCCGCCTGAATACCCTTCACGACCAGGTTCGGGGTGGCGCCGTTCTCGAAGAACCGGATCTTGTGCTCAGTCTCGAGCCGGTCGGCCTGGATCTCCCGCACCGCAGGCGTGACCCACGACATCCCGATCCCGGCGTGTTCCGGGTCCGGTACCGGCGACCAATGCGCGACCTCCGACGGCGACAGGAACACCGGCTTCGTCCCGGTTGAGCTGTAGATGCCGCCGTTCTGGTACACGTACCCGAGGACGACACCGTCCAAGGCGTGCGCCGGGTCGTCCGGTTCCCGCTTCGACCCGTAGATGATGATCGTCCAGTCCGGCCGCAGCACCCGCAGCCGGCCCGGGGTGAAGTTCGTGACGAACGCGTTCCCCGCGACCCCGGCATGCCATTCCATCCGGGTCAGCAACTCACCGGTGGTGGCGTTCGGCCAAGGCCGCTCGAGCACACTGAGGGACTGGTTCCCGAACGTGCGCCGCGGTGTCGGCGAGTTCCGCCGGTTCCGGAAGATGAACCTGGCCTGCGACAGCACCCCGGCGCGGACCATCTCCGCCGCGAACGCCGGCGGGCACCTCCGCAGCGCAGCGGCGAACCCCGGCAGGGTCTGCGTGACCTCCTGCGCCCGCTGCGTCCCGTAGAGCGTGTTCACCCCACCGAACGGGTACGTCGTGTTCCCGTAGGAGAACGAACCCTGCGACGGGATCAGGTAGTCGCTGATCCACGTGTCGATGCTGGAACGCTTCTCCGCGGCCGGCAGCGCAGCGGCGACCCTATCCAGCAGGGCCACGAGTACGAGCCTTCCGCCGCACCGGGCCGCCGGCGTCGAGGTAGCCGACCTTCACCGCGACGCAGCACCACACCGCGCCGAGGAGCAGCTTCGCGACCAGCCACCCGATCAGGTAGAAGAACCCGGCGAGCAGGGTCAGCAGCAGCCGACCCAGGTGGACCTGCTTGGCCTCAGCGTTTATCCGCTCCAGCGGCACATGCTCCAGAACGGTCACTTGTGTCGCCTCTCTGTCATCGCCACGAAGCGAAGAACGGCCCCGGGCCTACCGTCAGCCCGTGCGCGGCGTGCGTGACAGCGACAATCGGGCTGATGTCCGGGCCTTTGCGTGCCCATGTGTGAGCGTCGCCGACGGGTCGTTTCTGCGCCCCCGCGACCGCAGCGTTCAGTTCAGGCTGGTCGTAATGCCGTAAATATGGTTCGTCGCCCATGACTGCGGAGATGATCCGCCCGTATGCCTGTGTGGCCGCGGTCATGTTGAGCGGCGTCAATTCAACACCTGCTTTGGCGAGTGCCGACTTCTCTCGCGCTGCCGGGTCCTTGTCGTCGAGGACCACCGCAACCGGCTTCCACCGGGCCTGCAATTCGGCCACTCGAAGCGGCATCCATGACGTACCCGCCCTGTGATCGACGATCTGGGCGTACATCTCGCCGCGGTGCTGCCCGACGACGGCTATTGAACCCATTTCCGCCTCGGGCCAGGCAGCGGAGATGCCAAGCGCCACCGGCCCATCCGGGCGGCCCTCCGCGCCGGCACGCGCAGCCCACGCGGACTGTGGGATGACCAGCCATTCCGGCGGAACAGCATCGGGCCACTGGTTCAAATATGCGCGCCGGAACAGCCCCAACCCTGCTGGGCCGTGCTCCTCAAGCATCGAGTCCAACTCGGAACGGATCACCCGCTCCGGAATCGTCAACCCCAACGCCGGCATACAACCCCGCCACGTCTCCGGGTCCACCGGGTCCGCGTCATCGGCGGCTGAATATTCAACGGACGCCGTCGACGACGGCAGACCGGCGTCGAGCCGGGCCCGCGCGGCGTCGACTTTCCCCCGAAGGTAGGTGGAGGTGGCCGTTCCCGCCGTCGACACCACCCACAGTTGCGGTTCGGGGCGGGTAACCATCGCCGGACGGAACGCCTGCTCAAGGCGGTCGTCCTCATGCGCGAACGCCTCATCGAGGAACGCCAAGTCCAACGTCGGGCCGTGTCCGGATTTCTTCGTCGCCGACACCAGCCCATGCGACGAGCCGTTCTTCCAGATGAACGCCTCGCTGCCCGTCGTCTTCCGTGCCCGGAATAGCGGCCCGACCGCCTCGGAGCCCTTCAATATCGGGAGGTGCTCGTCCTCCCATTTCTTCCGCGCATCGATACGGGTCTGCGCCGTGTACACGATATTCTGCCGGCCGCCGAACCCCAGCGCCCGCTGCACCGCCAACGCCAGAATCAGAGTCGTTTTCCCTGACTGACGGGGCACGGTGAGCACAACCTCGCGATAGGCCAGTCGACCTGTAGCCGGATCGACCTCAAGTGCCACATCGGCGATCGCCCGCTGCCACGGCATCAGCGGCTGACCCAACGCCTCCGCGACCTTCGCGACCCGCGCACCATACGTGGCGCGGCTAGTTCTTGGAGTGGCCCAACGGGGCTGACAATTGTGCGAAGAGGGCAGCCGCAGGAGACTCGCCGTCATCCCCACCGCCCTTCGTCAGCGCCTCAACCGTCGCCCGGAGCTCCCTCGCGACTGCGGCCGTCGCCAAACCGGCGCCCTTATCAAGTGCCTGCGCTAACACCAGCGCAGAAGCGGACAAAGCGTCCCTGCCGGGGGTATCCTCAGCGACGTCCCGCAACGTCCGGGCCACCGCTAACTCCACCCGGCCCCGCCGGCGAGTAGCCAACCGAGTCCCCCCTCTTCAACCCTCCGCGCAAAATCTTGTCCAT